CGAGGGGGAAGGCGCCATGCGGCGGGCTGTGGGGTTGGTCAGGCCGTCACTGGATGGGCGTGAGGGGCCCGTACTCCTCGATCACGCGGGTGAGGGTGTGGGGGTCGTCGTCGATGCCGACCAGCCGCATCAGCGGCTCCTTGTCGAGGGTTTGGCTGTCGCGCCCCGCGTACTCCCAGGGGTCGCCCTGCGCGTCAGCCCACGGGTGTTCGAGGCTGTACGCCACGCCGTCGACGTAGGCGATGCGGGCAAGGCTGCCGCGCCACTTCGAGAGCAGGTCGTCGCGGGTGATCTCGTGGCGGACCGGCATCTGCATGCCGAGGAAGTAGCCGAGTTCGTCCATGACGACGAGTGCTCCAGTGGCCCCGTACTGCCAGCACTGCACCGTCTTTGCGGCCTTCTGCCAGCGGGCGAGGTACTTCGTGGTGAACCCGGTCAGCGGGACGACCTGCGGCTCGGCATCGATGTAGCGATGGAAGACCTTCCGCCAGTCCGGCATCCCCTTGTACGGCTGGCGGGAGCGCTCGATGGTGATCGACGACGTCTTGCTGGTGAACTGCACGGTGGCGTCGTCCTCCTCGTGGAGGATGGCGATCGTCACGGTGTCGAAGGCGGGCTTCAGCCAGGCAGTGAGGGCGGGGATGCTCTCGGCGGGGATGAAGATGTCTCGCCAGGTGTCGGCGGAGGTGAGGGGCGTCCGGGCGACGGCCATGGTGTAGCGGTCGGTGGCCGTGGCGAACAGGTAGCCGTCGCGCGCTTCGAGTTGAACCGAGTTGATGACGGGCAGGGTGTCATCGTCGCTCATGTGCGGCACGACCTGCTCGAACATGCGGTGCAGCTCGGCGGCGGGAACAGTGGTCACGTGATCTCCTGTGGGATGCTGGTGTCGGATCCCCGGGCGTCTCTAGCGCTCGGGGGTTCGTGCGTTGGCCGCCGCTCCGCCGGCCCGGTGGTCATCCGGCGGGCGGCGAGATCAGTCGGCCTTGGCCCAGCTGGGCGCGGTCTTGGCCTGCGGCGACCGGTGCAGGGGCACGACCGGCGTGATGACGGGGATCTCCTGCGTCTGCGCGATGACGTGCTCGGCGAGGACCCGCGTGTTGAGGCGCCGTTCGAGTCCGGCGATCTGCTCTTCGAGGCCTCGCACGATTTCGCCGTGGCGCTCGTCGATGCGGGCGATGGTTTCGGCGTGCTCGTTGTGCAGGTCTTCGAGCTGGATCCGGTAACCGCCCATGAGGAGTTCCGCCCCGGCCAGCTTCCGCTGGAGTCGCTCTACCTCGTCGCTGGCGCGGTGCTTGGGCCTGCGGGCTGACCGGTCGAGGAATCCGAGCCGGACGGGCAGCAGGTCGGTGATGCTCACTGGTCCTCCCGGCGGGCGCGGCGGCGGGCGGCGACCATTTCGCCGACGACGATGAGGAAGATCGGGGCGAGGAGGATGAACGGGGCGAGGATGTTCACGGCCCCTCCTGGGGTTCGGGGTTGAGTCGGGTGCCGAAGAGGGCGTCGAGGAGTTCCCGCAGTCCGGTCACGCCGTCACCTCCCGCACCCGGCCGTCGGCGGTGACGTAGACCCGGTAGGGGGCGGGTGCGCCGCGGCTGATGCGGGCGCAGAGGCCCTCCCACGTCTCCTCGGGTCCGTTGTCGGGCTGCGGGTCGGGGAGGCCGACCAGGGCGGCCAGGCCACGGATGGTGACGGTCGGCGGGAGCGCGGCCAGGTCGACGGCGGCCATCACGCGACCGCCGCTTCGGGGTCGAGGCGGGCGGCTTCGAGACGCAGCTCGTATTCGCGGACCTGGCCGGGCGTCCAGGCGCGCTCGTCGCGGCCGAACTCGCGGCAGGCTGCGGTCCAGACGCGGATGAGGGCGTCCTCGACGACGTCGGCGAGACGGATCGGTGACGGCATCTCAGGCCTTCCGGGGGTGGTGGTAGGTGGATTGAGCGGCCAGCGCAGCGGCCCAGGTCGGGTAGTCGGCGTCGGTGGCGACGGGCGCGTCGGGGTGGCCGAGCAGCCACTCGTCGAGGGCGTAGGCGAGACGGTCCGACTCGGACGCGGTGTGAGCGGCAGCCACCTGCAGCGTCAGCACCGGCAGGGACACGTCGACGTCACGCATCGGGCGGGTCACGACGTGGCCGCCTCGGTGTGGTCGAGGCCGCGGACGAACTGGCGCAGCTGGGCCTGCACTTCGCTCAGCGGCCGCTTCGGGTCGACGTCGAAACCGAGGAGGGCGGGCGCGATGTCCTCGACGAACACGCACTTCTTGCCGTCCTCGTTGCGCCACGTGCGAGTCATCGCCGCGTCGCGCAGGCGCTTCTCCAGCTCGGCGACGCGGCACCAGGGACAGCTGCGGATGTCGTCCGGAGCGCGAAGCCAGGTGGGATGCTCGGGGTTGCCGCAGGATTGGGCGGCGATCTCCGGGTAGTCGGTCACGACGCACCGCCCTCGGACTTGGGCGGCGTCAGGCTGGTCAGGCCGAAGCGGCGAGCAACTCGGGCCTCCGCGTCAGCAACAGTGTTGGCGTCGAGCCGAGCCACGCCTCGCAGGTGCTTGCGAGCCTGCTCGTTGCGCTGGTCGATCGCGCGAGCCTTCTGTTCCGGCGTCAGTACCGGAGGCTTCGGCTTCGGGGTCTGGGATGATTGAGGCACGTGAAGCCCCTTTCGTTTCGTGAGGTTCGTGAGGGGTGGATCGCGCGGCTTTGGCCGCGACGCCCCTGCTGCCGGTGTGTGGAAGCCCGGCGGTGGGGGTGAAAGCCGCTCAGGCGGCGATACGGGCCGGCCTGCGGGTGGCAGTGCGACGAAGGCGCGAAATCTTGGCCCGGTCGGCCGGTACCTCGCACAGGGCTCGGATCTGTCGGATGTGGTCTTCGTTGAGCCACTTGGCTCGTCCCATCCGGGTGTGGGGGAAGCCGTGGTGGTTCAGGCCGTCGAGGAGCCACCGTTCGCCGCAGCCGAGTGCGCGGGCGGCTTCCTTGGGCTTCATGTAGCCGTCGCGGCGCATCATCGAGTCGGCGTCGATGGCGGTGACGTTGGGGGCGGACATGTTCACCTTCTTTCTGGGGGTATCTCGGGTGGGGGAGAGATCTGGTCGTCTGTTGCGTTGAGGGCTGTGCGGAGCCGCGTGTAGCGCTTGGGCCCCATCCGCTCCCTGATGCCTGTTTCCAGCCGCTGGAGGTAGCTGCGGGAGATGCCGGCCTTGTCGGCGGCTTCCTGGACTGTTAGGCCTAGGCTCATGCGCTGCTTACGCAGGGATGGACCGTGCACCTGGTAGGTGGCGGGGGGTCTTTCCATGCAGAGAATCTACGTGTTTCTACGAGCATTCGCTACCGTTACCGCGTAGTAACATGCGGAAGCTCGTAGAAAGATGCTGATGATCGCGTAGATGCTGTCATGAAGCAGGTTGCGGTTCAGGACAGAAACGCACGTGTTCCTAGCTGTTCCTACGCGCTCCTGCGATGATGTGGGCCATGGCACCCCGATTTGACGACGCCGCACTTCAGAGGCTTGCCGCCCTGGTCATCAGGCGTCGCACCGAGCTCAAACTCAACAAGGTGGACGTGGCGCGCGCGGCCGGCATGCAGGTGAACACCTACAGCAAGGTCGAGGACGCGAAGCCTGCGCGCAGCACGACCTACACGCGGATCGAACCCGTCCTCGGGTGGGCCAGCGGCAGCTGCCTCGACATCCTGGGAGGCGCCAGACAAGCGACCCTCGCCGAAGGCTCCGTCGAGAGGGCCGTGGTCTCCCCGGTCCGCCCTGAGGACCTCGCCGAGGATGTGGGGGCTGCGGTCCAGGACGCCGCCGTGGCGATCGGTGACACCCTGACGGCCGCCGAGATCCGCGAGCTGAAGCAGCGTGTGGTCAACGAGGTGCTGGAGCGCTGGGAGAAGCGCGGCATTGACCGTAATTGATCAGTCTTGCCGTACAACCATTTCCCTTTATCGTTTCGTTACCGCTGAACTGCCGTCACACGAAGGAAACCTGGTCACAAGGGTTCGCCGACGTGGCAGCATCAGAGGTCACTTGGGAGGTTCCCTCTCACCCGAAAGGGGGAGCCCATGCACGAACTGCTCACGATCGACCTGGGACCCGACTTCTACGGCTTCCAAGGTCGAATAGCTGGGAAACTCGTGTGTGTTGCGACGCCCCGGGTCGAACACGATGCACAAGCAAGACGCACCGTGGCGGACCTGATCAGGCGTCAAGGAGGCGACTGCGCCGCTTGCCGGGCCTGCATCATCGGCCGGCACGAGTAGCGCAGACGCGGCGGAGGGGCCGGCGGCAGGGGTGCCAGCCGGCCACCCGCACCAGCACCCAAGGGGCAGCACATGGCCTACGTCGAGTGGCGGGGAAACACCTGCAGAGTCGTCTGGAACACCCGCAAGAAGGACGACCGCGGCAAGTGGATCTATGACCAGAAGGGCGGCTTCACCGACGAGGTAGAGGCCAAGAACTACGGCCTCGACCGCGAAGCCGAGATCCGCAACGACGCCTACATCTCCCGGCGCGACGGCTCCGTCACGGTTGCCGAGTACGCCAAGACCTGGGTCGAGACGCTCGACGTGGGGCATCTGAGGGACAAGGCGATCCGGTCCATGCTGCGGCTCTACATCGAGCCGCGCTGGGGCGAGACCGCGATCGCGGATGTCCAACCGTCCACCTACCGGGCCTGGAAGAAGCAGCTCAAGGCCCTGCCCAACGTGGGCGAGAAGTACGGCGAGGAGATCCTCACCGTCTTCTCCATGCTCATGGACGACGCCGTCGACGACGAACTACGCAAGACCTCCCCTGTACCGAAGGGGAAGAAGCAGCGTCGCGGCCGGTACAAGAAGAAGCCGCGTGAGCGGAAGCGCGAGATGCGCATCGAGGACGTGCACCAGCTGGCCTGCAACGCGCTCGCCTTCTGGGGGCTCGACGGCTTCGTGTTCGTCTGGACGATGGCCTCCACCGGCATGCGTCCGGCCGAGCTGTACGCCCTGCGCCGGGTGTACTCCCACCCCACCTGGCCGGCCTCCGACCCGCTGGACGACCCGGAGGAGGAGGACCGCGAGGAACGGCACGCCGAAGACTTGGAGCGCTACGGCCCCGATCTGATGCCCGCGGTCCGGGTGCAGTGGCAGCACCAGCGCGAGGGCGGCGTGCTGAAGCTGTTCCCGCCGAAGTACGAATCACGGCGGACGCTCGTGGTGCCGCCCTTCCTGGCGGAGCTGCTGGAGCTGCTGCTGGCGAGCCATGACGGCGAGTACGTGTTCCGGTCGATCGCCGGGGGTCTGCTGGCGAACGCCAACTTCACCTACCACTACTGGCGTCCGATTGCTGACGGCCGGGATGCCTCGCCGGAGTTCGAGCGGATCCGTCTCGGGCAGAGGCAGAAGGTCACCTCGCGCCGCCCAGTTCCCGCGATCCCGGTGACCAGCTACGCGGGGAAGCGCCTGTATCTGCTGCGACATGGCCACAAGGAGTGGATCGACGAGGCGGGTGGGGTGCACTCGCGGATCGCGGTGGAGACGCGGATGGGTCACGAGGTCGCGGGAGTTGAAGGGCTGTACGCGAACGTGACAACGGCGATGGAGCGGCGGATGATGGATTCGTTGCAGGAGCGCTTCGAGCGCTTCGTGCGGGAGACGGAGTGGGAGAAGTCGTCAGCTTCTCCCAGTTCTCTCCCAGATGGCCTCGCCGAGTGGTGGAAACGGCAGGTCAAAGCCGCTGAGGGTCCTGGCTGATGCACTGGTTCATGAAGTTCATCTCGACCAAGAGCTTCATGCCCTTCGTCTGGTACCGCATCGCCCTCGGCATCGCTGTGATTGTGCTGGTCAGCGTGGGTGCGCTGAGTCCCCATGCCGCCGAATCGGCAGGCTGATCCGTGATGTAAGCGCGAGTTGATGAGTGCCTAGTTGCGCGCCGGATCGCGTATTTCTTCGCAGGAACGCGTAGCTAATTGAAGGGAATTGCAGCCCACTTCTCCCACCGTTCTCCCAGGGGGAGGGTAGAGAATCGAAAACCGCCCTCCGGACCGCCCACTTGGGAGGTGGGCCTGGCGATCCGGAGGGCGGCTTCATGACCCACGACTGAGCGCGGTCGTGGGCCGCTCAGGGCGGGAGTCTTCGAGTGGGTGGCTCGTGCTGCGGACAGCTGGCTCCCGGCACCTCTGATCCCTTGCTAAGGCGTGATGGCGCTTACCTCCTCACGGTCCGACTGAGACTCTCCAATGCCCGCGACCCTCAGCAGCAGGCACTCGGTCGAGGCCGTTCACCCGAAGGTATGAACACGCATTCGATTCAAGGGCACAACTGCTAGCCCTGCGGCATCCATGCCGTCGCAAGGCCTGGGGCGGGCTGCTCGGCGCCCGCGGCATTCAGGTGGCCGCGGATGCCGAATCCTCTGTTCAGTTGCTTTAGGCGCCGACCGGACCGCTCAGACCCACTGGATATATCCAGGATCTCAGCCGCTTCATAGCGTCGGACCTCACGTCATGATCGTCGGCAGGGGTTCCGATGCCAGAGGGTGCGCGCCACAGGCGTATCGCTGCTGACATCCAGCGCCGTATCGCCGCCGGGGAGTGGCGGCCGGGCCAAGACCTGCCTTCGAGAGCCGAGCTAGCTGCCGAACTCGGCGTGCACCCACAAACGGTGCGCCTCGCCTACGTTCTGCTGCGGCGGGCCGGCGTCTTGGAGGGTGAGGAGCGCCGGGCCGTGTATGTGGCGCATCCTCCTGCTATGCGCACTCTCACGGACGCGGACGCTGAGTGGCCCTTCGCCAGCGAGACCACCGACACCCGCCCGCGGGCCGCCACGATGGAGCTGGCGGAGCGACTTGGCGTCCAGGTGGGAGCGGCCTTGCGGCACGAGACGGTGGAGTGCCTGGACCCGGGTGGCAGGTCGGCGATGCTCGTTTCGTCGTGGTGGCGCGGTCAGCGTCGGCCGCATGCTTCCTATACGGCTGAGCTGGGTGTGGTGTCGCTGACCGAGGAGCACGCGCATGCGCTTGGGCTGCTGGTGGACGCTGTCGCGTTCCGTGTGGTGCGTACTCGCCTCGACCATTTAGGTCGCCCCCTGGAGACTGCTGATCTGATTTTGCCGATGGATCGTTGGCTGGTTCGTCTTGCGCCCACACGAGTGCAGCAGTGAGCGCTTTCAGGCCGGGCGTTGGGGGGCGCCCGGGTCACGAGTAAAGCTCAGTTTCGGCCCGGAGTGAAGGTTTCCACCTGCATTTTCGCAACCTTCTGTTCATGCCCCGTATGTTTCCGTTACTGCAGGTGGAAGCGTTGGCTAAACGTTTCTGCATTGCCCCAGGTCACCGGCCGGGAGCGGCTGCAGGCGCGCAACGGGGTGGCCTGATCTAAACCGACCGGTCACCCCGATTAGCTGTCCAATAGCCGCCGGTACGCCTCATCACAGGCCGCGGTCCATCCCCGCCACAGCCGCTCGCCGTCGCCGCAGCGGTTCCGGTCGATGTCGCTGCACCGCGGGCAGCTGGTGGCGTGGGCGACGTAGAGGCGCCGCGCCTGCTGTACGGGGCTGAGGCGGCTCGCTTCGGCAGCTAAGGCCGGCCGGGTGGTTCCGTCGCCGGGTGCGGGATCTCTACGCTCGTCCACGTCGACGCTCCGTTCGTCGGCCATGCCCCCGGGCCGTTGACGGCGGTCGCGGGGGTCCATCGTGCAATTGCAGGCTACCCCTGTGGGATAGGCGGTATAGGCCGACTAGGTCGACTGGTCTCGCCTGTCGGGGTAGGCCCGCCTAGCGTCCGGATCATGAAGTGGGAGCCGGAGGTGCCGAGGTGGCGGCAGGTGTACGCCGTGATGTCGGAGCGGATCGTCGATGGCACCTATCCGCCCGGGGGCAGGCTCCCGTCAGGGATGGCGATCTGTGAGGAGTTCGGGATCAGCCCGGTGACCGCGAAGCGCGTCCTGACCGAGCTGCGGAAAGCGGGACTCGCAGAGATGCAGGTCGGCATCGGGACGTTCGTCACCGAGCTGCCACAGCCGCCCAGTTCATAGCCCACTGTCCGACCCGCCGCCTAGAATCACGGCATGCCCACCACTCCCCCGGCCTCGGGTCCCGCGCGGTCTGCTGCGGCCGTGAATGAGGAGATCCGGGCGCTCGTCCTGGCGTGCGGCGGCTGGCTGTACGGGCCGTCGCGGGAGCGGTACGAGCAGCTGGTCGCGGAGTGGATGGTCGCCGACGCGGCCGAACGCCTGCGCGAGAGCATCGTCGAAGCGGCTTAAGATCCTGCGGTGGCCACCATCGACTTCCCCGAGGATCTGATCGCGCTGGAGACGACCGCCTGGGAGGAGATCCAGGCCGGGCGACTCACTGTCGAGACAGCCCAGGCCGTGCAGGAGCGGCTCACCGCGTTCGCGGCCGAGGCGGGCATCGACCGGCACAAGGCGGAGATGGGGCTCAAGCGGGCCGTGCGGCACGGGGCGCCCGCAGCCTAGTTACGGGCGCCACTCCTCACGGAACCCGGGCCGGTCCGCGTAGGGCAGCGCGAGCAGGCGCACCGCTTCTCCGAGCGCATTGGCCCATCCGTGCGCGTACTCGACCTCGTTCACGTCGTTGGCTGCGACTTCGGCGTACTTGTCGAGCAGCTGCCGCTTCGCGTCGATCTCCCGCAGCACCCGCGCCGGATTGTGCGCGGCGATGAAGTCAGCGTCGGCGAGGCCCTGTTCAGTGTCCGCAGTTTCGACTCCCGCGCCCGGACGCCCGAAAGTGACGGTCCATCCGTAGTCGCCGATGCCGCTCTGTACCCATGGCCCAAGCGTCGCGGCCCGCGCGATCCGCTCGTCCTCGTCGAGCTGGGCCGTCAGCCACTGCACGAGATCCTCCACGGCCCCTCCAGATATCGCGACGCCCCGCCCGGTCGCTGTCCCGGGCGAGGCGTCATCCGAGTAGCTGCCCACGCGCTGCACGCACGGACAACGATGAGGTAATCCTACGAGCCGCCACTGACAACGCCGTGGCGCATCGACAGGTGGTGCTCGTCGGCGGGTGGGGCCTCGCCGTAGACGTCGTCGAACTCGTCGTCCTGCTGCTGGATCGTCTCCGTCTCGTCGCTCATGACGCCAGGATGGCAGACGGCTATGGCTCCTCCGGCCAGGTCGTCAACACAGCGCCAGAGAAGCGCCCGGCCCGCCTCGACGGGGGATGCGAGGCGGGCCTGCGGCCAGTGTGGCACGAGCGGCGTCTAGCGGCGGCGCCACCCAGGCTTTCCGCCCATCGGAACGCTGCCGGTCGTCCAGGTGCGTGCCCCCTTGCTGAGCTCCCGCCGCTCGGCGGCAAACTCCTCGTATAGCTCCTGTGCGTATCGCTTGATCTCGTCGAACGACTCTCCGTCCGCCCGCCAGGTCTTGCCGGTGCCCATCACGCTCCACAGCTCGACGTTCCAGTCGGGCGGTTCGCCGAGCGCGATGCCCTCCTCGTCGAGGGGCACGTTCTTGATCTCGCCGATCCAGTCCTCGCCGTCGTACAGCTTGAGGTGACCGGGGTCGCCGGTGTCGCGGATCTCCAGGGTCATAGGCCGATGTCCTCCGATGCCGCGTCGGTCCATTTGTCGGCTTCGCGGATGTAGCCCCAGAAGGCGGGGCTGTTCTCGGCGTGGCCGGACTGCTCCCGGATCTTCTCTTCTCGCTTGCCTGCCCGTCGAGAGGTGGTGATGAACCCGGCCCGCATCGAGTGCCCGGTCAACCGGACGGAGAGTCCGGCGCGTTCGGCGTTGCGGGCGATGATCTCGCGGACGGCTTCCGGGGACAGCGCGCGGCCGCCGATGTTGCCCCAGACGTCGATGGGCAGGAAGGCGGGGCCGGTCGTGATTCCGGCGGCCGCGCGCCAGGTCGACCAGGCGCGGACTGGGCAGGTGTCGGGGTCCTTGCCGTAGGCGACGACGACGTCCCGGGGCGGCCGCCCCTTCACAGCAGGAACGTGGACGTCGAGCCCCTGGCTGACGAGGGTGATGCCGTCGGCGCGGAGGGCGGCGACTTCGGCGGATCGTCCGGCGATCCCGAAGGCCATGAGCCAGAGCGCACGGTCGCGGAGCCCGGCGAGTCCGGCGGCCGCGGCCGCGCTCATCTTGCGGAGTTGGTCGGGTGTGGCGGCGGCCGCCGGTCCGCGGCCGCGCGCCTGGCGTTCGGGATCGTTCTTCAGCGGCTTGAGGGCCTGTCGGGCGGCGACCGTCACCGCCTTCGGGATTTCGACTCCGCGGCCGCGCAAGGTGACGGTGACGCCGGTGATGCGACGGTCGATCGAGTTGGGCGCGGCCGCCTTGATGGTGTCGAGCCAGACGACGAAGCCGACGAGCGTGCCCTTGGTGACGGCGGCCAACGGCAGCGGCTGGCCCGTTTGTTCGGCGAGCCAGCCGTGGAACTCCTCCCAGAGCGCCCAGTCGTTGGCGTAGCTGCGTTTGGTGTTGTGGGGGCGGATGGCGTCGAGGTGCTTCTCGGCTGCCTCTTCCATGGCGTGCAGGACGGCGAGCGTCGCCGCGTCGTAGACGGCAGGGGCGGCGTCCGGCTGGCGCGGGGCGAGGTCGGTCACGGTCTCTCCGATCAGGTACGGTACGGGCGATGCCCCGGCTGCTTCCTTCAGCCGGGGCATCGCACTTATCCAGCTCACTCCAACGATCAGGCGGCCCGGGAGCGGAGTGCGTCAGCACACATGGATGCGCTCTCGTAGGCGGCGCGGGCTTCTTTCGCTGCAGCCGTCAGCGACTCGGCGAGGTCCTGGGCGTCCTTCGCGGTCTGCTCAGCTCGAAGCGCCGCCGCATAGAGGGCGCTGGTCGCGGCGTCCAGCGGTTCGGGCTGGGCCTCGACGCTGGTTCCCGTGGACTCGCCAGCCTCTGCGTAGATCGCCGTCACGGCGTACTGGTTGTTGCCGATGTATTCGGCCAGGGCGGCCAGGGCAGCGTTGAGGTCATCTGCCTGCACTCGCACGTGGCTGCTCCGGACGTCCACGTACCGGCGGTAGGTGATTCCCCATGCCGGACGGGTGTCCCGGGCGTCCGTCACGTGACCGATGCGAGCTTCCATGTCCATCTCCCCTGCCTGTCGGTTGTTTCTGTACCTACAGAATGCACCCGACGCGAACCCTTGTCAAGCGGTCCGGGCAGATGGATGGTAGTTTATGTACCTACAGACCCGAGGGGGAGAGATGGCCAGGCCAGCAACCGGGAAAACGAAGTTGAGGAACGTCCGCGTGCCGGACGATCTATGGAGCGCCGCCATGACGGAGGCACAGAAGGAGGGGCGGACGCTGACCGACGTCATCGTGAGTGACCTGCACCGCTACGTGAACCGGCGGAGGCGTGAACGGGGCGCTCTCGATGGCGAGTCGCGCCCCTCGCAAGAGTCGGACAATCACCCCAAATAACGCCCGCGATATGGCATGTTATCGAGGGTGGCCCACGGTCAACTCGCGGCGTCCGGTGGCAGCTTGCGCAAGCTTCATGCCATTCACTCTTGACTGCAAGTCTTGACTTGCTACCTTGAGTTCATGACGACCACCGATCCTGCCGTTCAACAGGGGCGCATCATCGACGCCCTCGAACCTCTCCAGGGCGGCTTCTTCCACCTGTCCCCCAAACGGCAGGAGGCGATCGCCGGATGCCTGACCGAGCATCTCCTTCCCCAGTACCGTCGGGACGTCCTCAACGAGGCGATCGAGGCGGCGCGAGACCAGTACCTATCCGAAGAGATCGACAATCCAGAAGACGAGGCGTATCAACACGCCGTCTCTCACGTCATTGCCGCGATCGGCGCGTTGCTGGAGGGCAAGTGAGCAGCAAACCTCGCCTCCTCCCGACCGGCAACTGCTGGTGCGGCTGCGGAAGGGAGGTCGGCCTCGGGAAGTTCTTCGCCCAAGGCCACGACAAGATCGCGGAGTCCGCGCTCATCGCCCTCAAGTACGAGGGCAGCGTGCCGCACTTCCTCCACGCCCACGGCTACGGGCCCCAGCACTCCGTCACCGGTGACGCCGTCGAGAAGACGGACTGGGAGGAGTGCACGGAGTGCTCCACCACGCCCGGCTACCGCGGAGCGCCCGCCAGCGTCGCCAACCACAAGCGCAAGTACCACACGAACAAGGCGACCTGACCGCACGCACGACGAACCGCCCCCGCTCCCCCACCGCTGATGCGGCGAGGAAGCGGGGGCGTTGTCACGCGGGTTCGTCGTCGGGCGGCCAGTCGGGTTCCTGGAACGGCCGGATGGACGGCGCCGGTACGGGCGGCGGGTCCTCCCCTCCGAGGCGTACCAGGGTTCCCGCATCGGCCGCCACATCATCCCGCCGCGGTCGGAGAGGGATCGGATCAGGCATCGGTCACACTCCAGTTCGGTTGTACTCGTCCACCAGAGGATGCGCAGGCTCTGGCTCGATGCCGGCCCGGATCATCTGTCGGCACCACCGGTCGGCGCTCCACGAGAACGCGCGCAGGATCGCCTCGGTGCGGGACTGCCGCAGCCTCAGCTCTCCGTTCTCCTTGTCGACTCGCTCCACCGTCGCTTGAAGCACGGCGAAGTCCTGCGCTTTCGCCTGGGGTGCCGTCTGGATCGCCGCCGCTGTTCGGCTGCCCCGGTACGTGAAGTAGCCCGTGACGATCACGCCGATGACGGTGACGCCCGCCCCAACCAGCCCCAAGACACCGTTCACCCGGGTCTCCCCTCAACCGCCCGGCCGGGAAGATCGGGCGATCCGGCGCTAGGTGGAACACGAGATGCGCACCAGATCACCCCACAGTGCGATGTGATGTACCAGACGAACAGCCACAGGCCGCGGGAGTAGTCGCCGAGGATTCCGGCCCATCCGTAGGTGAACGCCCAGATTGCGGGTGGGATGCTGGCGGCGACGAAGCCCCAGCGGTCCCTGGCGAACTCCATCCAGGCGCTGCTGAATGTGGCGGCGCCGCAGACGATCCACACCCAGGCCCAGCAGTGGATGGGGGCGAAGCGGGCCAGCATTTGCAGCCCATCGGTCGTCCATGGCGGGTCGAAGATGAAGCTGAAGCCGAGGCAAATCTTTCCGATGCCCATGAAGACGAGGAACGGGCCGCGGCTACCGAGGTGCCCGCTGAACCAGCGGGCCGCCCGGCGATGCACTCACACCCCCTGAACGGGGGATGCTTCGACCGGGCTGGACTGCTCGAGGGGCACCACCGGTACGGGGGCAGTGACCTCGCGGTGCTCGAAGAGGGCGAGGACCGCGGCGACGAGGGACATCCATCCGGCCTGCTGCTCTGCGGACAGGTCGAGGCCGAAGCCGACGAACAGCGCCAGGCCGGCGGAGGCGAGCTGCAGGATGGCCGCACCGAGCGCGCCGTTGCGCAGGACGACCGCGGAGGCGACGGCGACGATGCAGGAGAGCACCGTGTTGATGAGGGCCTGCTGGTCGCCGCTGACGTTGAGGCCGTAGGCGGCGGCCAGTTTCAGGGCGATTGCGATCGCCGCCAGGATGTAGACGGGCTCTCTGCCGAAGATCTTCATGGTCAGGACTCCTTGCTGCTGGTGACGTCGACGCTGACCTTGATGACCGCGTCCTTGATGGCCTGCTGTACGGCGGTGACGACCTGCGCGGTGTCGACGTCGGAGCCGACGAGCTGGGCGAGCTTGGCAATCGCTGCGGTCTGCGCCGCCTCCACAGCGGCGTTCGCGCGGACGCGGGCATGGATGTCGCGCAGGATGGACTGCGCCGCCCAGCTCGGGTTCGTCTTCACATCCGCGGCGTCGGACGGCGCGCCGATCGCGTCGGTCTTCCACACCGCATCGAAGATGTCCTGCTTCGTGATGCCCGCCATGGGGTCCTCCTCCTCGTCTCCAGGGCTCCAGCCCGGCTCATGGGCGAGCCGTTCGGCGACGTCGGCCCTGAACTGCTGCGGCGTGAACGTGAACCGACCCCGGGAGCCGTAGCCTTCGACCGGGCCGCGCGGGTCGACCTTGCCTTCGACCGAGGTCTCCTTGTGGCAGCCGACCGACTCGGCGCCCCACCCGTGGTGTCGGCACACAGCTGCGTTGATCCGCACCCACGCGTCGTACTGCTTGCGCGGGTACACGTCCTCGTTGTCGCCGAGGTTCTCCGTCTCGATGCCGTAGGAGAGGTCGTTGCCGTCGACCGTTCCCGAGGCTTTTGACGGGGCGGGATGCGTGGCCTTCTCGTCCCGGAATGACTGGTAGGCGTTGATTGCCATCGGCCCGGCATGGTTGGCTCTGCCCGCGCTGCACATCGTGGCCACACCGGACTTGGCGAGGTACACGTGCGCGAGTGGTCCCGGCAGTCCCGGCACGCCGTTCTTCGCGACGATGTCCCGACTGTTGCGGCCAGCGGTGTGGTGGTTCAGGAACATTCGGACCGGACCGAATGCGAGGCCGGTCGCGGCGTCCCGCCCGCGGGTGCGCCAGCCCGGGTACTCCTCGACGGTGACGCCCTCGGTGCGCAGGGCCGTAAGCCACTGGTCCGGCGTCATCGGTGTGGCCATGAGGCCTCCAGAAAGGAAGAAGGCCCCGGCCGACGGCGCGGGGCGAGTGGGGTGAACGCGGGTCAGCTGGCGGCTTCGTAGCGGCCGTAGATGTAGAGGATGTCGGCGGCTGCCCAGGTGAAGGGGTAGACGCTGTCCCAGATGGCGCCGCTGACGCCTTGCTGGTCGACGAGGGAGCGGATGCAGCCGCCGTTGCTGGTGCTGTACGTGCCGGCCGCGCCGTAGTGCAGGCCCGAGCTGTTGTCGAGCGCGTCTGCTTTCACCGTGCGGAATGTGAAGCCGGCGGCTGGGATGGCGGGCAGCGTGAACGCCCAGTTCTCTGAGCCCGCACCGCCGCCTGCTGCGGTGGTCGACCCCCACGTCAGTTGGATGACGAAGTCCGTGGTGCGGCCGATCTTGAGGTACCGGCCGGTGATGCTGCCGTTGCCGAGGGTGGGGGCGGCACCGCCTTCGGCGATCCAGCTGGGCGTGTACGACGTCCAGGCGCCGAAGAAGCTGTTGAACTGGTCGCGGATTTCCTGGTTCATGGTCGCGGCGGAGACCACCTCGCCGACGACCCAGGTCCTCGGTGTGAACGTCATGGCGTCTCACCTTCCGGGCCGGGCTCGGGCTCCGGGTCGGCCGGGCGGTCCGGGTTGTTGGGGTCGTCCGGATGCCACCAGTTCCGCAGGCCCGGCCGCAGCCCCATCAGGGCGGCCTCCACCGGGGCGACGTCGGCGGGGAAGACGAGCGCGCACCATCCCCACTGGCATTCGGTGCAGGCGTAGCGGGGGTCGGTCGGGGAGACGACGGCCGCCGAGCCGCAGCTCGAGCAGTCTGCGAGCCACCGGTTCTGATTGATCCGCGCGAAGTAGCTGTCATCGACCGTGTCCGCGGGCGGGACGACGCGGCGGCCCATCCGGGCCTCGTACCAGCGCCACACCAACTCGGCTGCGGGCACGTCCGCCCAGGCGTTCGCGGGCTGGTCGGGCGGCGGCAGGTAGAACGTCTCGGCGCGCACGACAGCGATGGGCACAGTTGCTCCTAGTAAGCGAGGCGGGTGGTGGAGTCGAGGACGGAGTAGAGCGGGTCGTCCAGCACCCACACCGTGGACGTGACGGTCCTCGACGTGAGGAACTGCAGGCTGTGCTGGTTGTGGCGGATGTCCTCGCGGTAGCCCTCGACCGTCGCGGACATCGACGCCGTCGGCGCCTGGGCAGGCATGGACGTCACCGTGAACACCGTGCTGATGTCGGCGGCCATGAGGGTGCGGTAGGTGGCCAGCCCCATCGTGAACGCCTCGATCGTCACGCCGCGCAGCTCCGGCACCGGGACGGCGTAGCGGTACAGCAGCCAGTTCCCCAGGTCGGTGACGACCAAGTCGGACGTGCACAGGGTGTCGACGGCGCGGCCGATCGGGCCGCGTGCCGCCTTGGATGCGGCATGGACCATGCGTTGGGTTGCCCCGCCCGGTCGCGACAGCACCAGCGTGTTGGCGACCTTTTGTGTGTCGTAGGCCAGTTCGAAGTCGCCGGGCTCGAAGTCCGCGTACACGATGCTCAGCGCGGACGACGGGTTGTAGCGCACCGACCGGGCCTGCAGCTGGATCTGCGGGGCGCCGCGGGAGGCGTACAGCTTCCCGGACTCGGTGGCCTCCACGTCCCGCAGGTGCTCCAGGCAGGTCCGGCCCAGGGCGGCCTGCTCGGCGATACCGGTGGTGAAGATACCGCTGTCGCCGAAGTTCAGGCCGATGTAGGCGGTCAGCCGGAACGCCCGCTCGTCCGCGGTCTCACCCGCATACCCGGTCGTGCCGCACGTGTAGTGGTCGGCCAGGCTCGACGCCGACATGGACGTGTCGAAGTACACGGCCACGGCGCTGATGCTTCCCGACCACAGGCTGCCGCCCACCTGGTTCGCCCCGACCGTGAGCGTGGACAGGTCCTGCACCGCGAGGATCCCGGCGAAGGCGCCGATGCTGACGCCGTCGACATAGAGCTCCTGGACCTCGGCGTCGTAGATGAGGTGATGCAGCCGCCCGTCCGCCAGGTTGGTCGCCCCGGCTGTGGTCGTGACGGCAGTGCCGCCCGACTGTTTCGACGTCACCGTCAGGAACCCGGTCGCCGAGGCCAGGGAGAGCACCAGGTAGTAGTCGCGGTCAGCGCTGGCGATCGCCACCATGCTCCGGCCGGCCGTCGACGTCGCGAACCAGAACTCCAGCAGCAGGGCCTGCGTGAGCGAGGACCCCTGTGCGCTGCCGCCCAGCTCGGCCCGCAGGAACTTCCCCGCGGACGCCGACGCGGGCGTGAACAGGGGTGCCCCGCTCAGCCCCAGCGGCGCGCTGCCTGCCCCGAACTCCAGCGTCCCGCCCGATCCGGCCTGCTGGAGGGCCAGGGACTGCGGGCCGGTGAGCCCGGAGACGTCACCGGCCGACGTGGCATCCGCGCCCTCGTCCATCGGGTAGAAGGCGTTCGGCCCCCACAGCAGGCACTCCTGGATGAGCATGGGCCGCATCTGTTCCTCAGCGCGCGAGAGCACACTGAGGACGTCCGTGGCCGTGACCATGGCCGTCGAGTACAGGCCGCCCCAGCGCACGGGCCACTGGTTGACGAGCCCCCAGAACCGCTCATGCAGCTGCGCCCCCTCCAGCGAGGCGTTCCAGGCGGTGGCGCTGCTGCCTTCCTGCACCTGGGCGGCGTCCACCCACACCTGGTGGCCGACGACAGCGGGTGTGGTCGCGGGCTGCACACGAATGTTCCGTGTAGTACCCCCGGCGGGCTGGGTCCACGTGACGCTGATCCGCTGCCACGCATCAGTGACGGTGCTGGCCGCGCCGCTGACGACGCCAGCCGCACGCAGCTGCACCGGCGTTCCCCCTGCCGGTACCCACACGTAGGCACTCGCTGTGTACACCGAGCCGACGTCGAGGTTCGTTGCGATCGTTTCGATGAACTGGTCCGCGGTCGTACCCCAGGTCACGAGCAAGCTTGCCGCGCCGTTGTTCGCGCGGAGCGTGGACCGGGCGAACGTGGGCGTGCCGGAGCTGGACCAGCCTGAGGTGTTCGTCTCGAAGCTGGTGTTGGTGAGGTAGTTCAGCGCGGAGGCCGTGGCCGCCTCCTCGACCATGACCGCGTCGACGAACACAAGGTCGCCGGCCGCCGGGGTCGTGGAGGGAATGACCTGCAGGGTCATCACGGACGCGGTCGCGGTGAACGTCGCGGTGAGCCGGGTGTACGTGTCGTTGACGGCCGACGCCGATGACGTCACCCCGCCCATCCGGATACGGACGGCAACGTCCCCGGCGGGCACCCGCACATAGGCGCTGGCTGTGCAGGTCGCGCCGATCGTCAGCCCGTACACCGTCGTCTGGAAGTAGTCCGAGACGGAGGCGTTCCAAGCGATCCGGGCCGCGTTCGATCCGGTCTTCACGGGGGTGACGGGGGTGGTGACCTCGACGTCGGTGGCCCATTCCCACGTATCGAGGGCGCCGCCCTCGAAGGAGGGGTTGCGCACGAAGTTCGTGGTGACCGTGGCGACGTTGACTCGGATTGGTACGCCGTCGACGACGTTCGGGTAGTACGGCGAGCCGGTGTATTCCGGAGTCAGCGCGCCATCCGAGTTGTCCAGCTTCATGGTGCACGTGCCGGGCTGGATCTGGGACAGCTCATCCTGCGCCCCCCGGGTGATAGAGATGCCCTCCGGGATGTCGACGCGCTGTGTGATGTCGGTCCACGTGCCGCCTGTGGAGACAGCCGCTGCGAGCGTCGTACCGAACGCCGCCTCTACACACACGCGCGTCATGCGCCCACCCCGTTTCCGTAGTGCCGGCTCAGACCAGGCCGAGCGCGGCGTTGCCGTTCGTCCGCTTCAGCTCGAGCAGGGCCTGGCGTGCGGCGCGTGCGAAGCCGAGCTGGTCGACGACCGTGCCGTCGACGTGGATGTGGATGACTGTTCCGCCGCCTCCCCTGGCGGCGACGGCCGCACGGCCGGCGACGGGGCTGGCAGCCGCCTGTCCGGCCATGCGCCCGGCTACCGCCTGCATGGCCCGGTCGACGTGCGGCAGTCCCTCCATCACGCCAACGGCGACGCCGCGGGCGGTGTTGACCCCGTCGGGGATCATCGCCCGGGCAGGGCTCTTGATCCCCAGCGCCTTGCGCAGGCTCTTCTGCATGGCCTTGGCGATCTTCACCATGGTCGCTTCGAGCTGCTTCTCCTGCGACGTCAACCCGGCCAGGAAGCCCTTTGACGCGTTCTTGCCGCTGTCGTACATCCGGTCGGCGCCGAGGCGGCCGAGGTCCGTTGTCGACTTGTCCAGCTGCGACTGCAGAGAGTTGATCTGCTTGAAGGTGCTCTTGTCCGCGCCGACCAGAGCCGAGGCGTAGGCGTACCCGGCCTCAGGGCCCATGTTGAGGATCTGCCGCAGCAGACCCTTGTTGAGGCCCTTCTTCGCGAGGATGTCGATGTACCGGGTGAAGGTCCGGATCTGCGCGAGCTTGCCCGCGAGCCCTGCCTTGATGCCGCCCGCCGTGACCTGCCCGGGCTCCATACCGAGGTTGGACAGGCCCGCTCCCTCGCGGGCCGACGAGGTGAGCTCACCGGCGTACTTCTTCGCCGTGGCGATCCTCGCGGCGACACTGTCGCGCTTCTTCGCCAGGTCGAGCAGCTTCTTCGTCTGCTGGTCGACCATCTTGAGCAGCGACGATTCCTTCTTGCCGGAGAAGGCCGTCTTGATGTCCTTGGCGAGATCGGCGGCCACTGCCTTGATCTTGTCGCGGGACCCGGTCAGGCCGACGATGAAGCCTTTTCCGACGTCCGCGGCGAGCGCCTTCGTCTTCTTCGACGGCGACCGGATCTCCAGCTCATCCCGGATTCCGCTGGTGACCTGAGCAGCCATCGCCCGGGCCGCCACGTACACGCCGCCACCAGAGCCGAGGCCCACGGCCAGGCCCTGCGCGGCGGCCCGGCCTGCGGTGGCCGTTCCCTTCAGCATGCCCTTGGTGGTGGTCGAGTCAAAAACGCGGGCAGCCTCGCCGAAGACGACCAGCTCGGGCCCGTTCTCGCCGACCATCGCCATCTCGCCGGCCTCGGGCGTACCGCCTGCCGCGTACTTGCTGACGCCGCCCTGGCCGGTGACCGGCCGAGTGGCCGTCGAGTACGTGGCGATGGTCTGCCGGACGGTGGTGATGGTGACGCTCTTGTTGCGCAGGCCTGCGATCGCTGCCTGAATATCCCGTACCGCGGCGCTGGCGCGGTCCCGGGCGGACAGGGTGATCGACTTGTCCTTCAGTGCGTCGCGGGCCCGCTGCACCGCGCCGATGTTGTCCTTGGCGTTCTTGGTGTCTGCGGTGACCTTGAAACGGCCGTCCTTCATCCGCTCGACCTTGAAACCGAGGTCGCGCAGCATACCGACCGCGTCCTTGGTCAGCGCCGACACGGTGACGGACTTCTTGTCCGGGGCCTTCTTGATGGCGCCAATGACCGAGTCGAGGCTGCGCACCGCGTCCTCGGTGCGCATCTCCAGGCGCATCTTCTTGTCGGGCATCTTCAGCAGCGTCGACGCGAGCGCCTCGGCTTCCCGGCGGTTGCCGGTGATCGCGGCGATATTGTCGACGAGGGTCTTGCGGCCCTTGTCGTAGATGCCGTTGACGGTCTCCCAGCTGGCCCCGTTCTCGCGGGCCTTGGCCGCGGCGTCCTCGGTCGCCGCCGCCATCTGGCTGAGGGCGTCACGGTTCGCGCGGCCTTTATCGCTGCCCGCGTCGAGGGTCTTGCCGTTCTCCTGCAGGCTCTTGGTGACCGCGTCGATCGCGGCCTCCATCTTCGTCTGTGCGTCAAACGCATTCCTCGACGTGTCCGACAGGGCCTGGATCGACTGACGCAGCCCGTCCGCCGACAGCTTCTGCGCGGACAGCTTCTGCTGCACCGACATGGCCTGCATGCCGAAGACGCCCTGGGCTTCCGCCGCCAGCTCGGCCTCGAACTTGGAGTCGGCCAGCGCGCCCTTGTAGTCGTCGAGTTCCTGGGTGAACGCCTTGACCTTCGGGCTGCCCTGGCCATAGGCGTCGGTCATCCGCTTCAGCGCGGCGGCCGCCAGGTCGGCGTCACCGTTCTGCACCAGAGCAGCCAAAGACTTGTCGATCGCGTCGATCGTCTCGCTGGCTTCCTTGACCGGGGTGGAGTCCCAGTCGGCCAGGCCGCCCAGACTCACGATCCACTGCTGGACCTTGTCCGTGCTCGAGGGATCAGTGAGGGCGCGGACCTTGTCGTGCAGACCGCTGAGGTCGGAGCCGAAGTGCTTGGCCGCCTCGCCCGTCACCTTGCCCGTGGCGCCGAGAGTCTTGAGGGAGCTGGTCAGTTTGTCGACGTCCGGCGGCGCCTGCCCGCTGCGCTGCGCCAGTTCGCTCAAGGCGATGACCAGCAGGCCGATGCCAGTGCCCGCCATGGCGATCTTGGTGGTGCGGGACAGGGCGGCGATGCTCGCCCGTGCCGCGGCCATCCGTCCCGGCGTCGCGGCGGCTGCCGAGTTCATGGCCAGGATCTGGGCGGCGAACCCGACGAGCACGGTACGGCCGGCGGCCAGTCCGAGCGCCGCAGCCTTGGTGACCTTCAGTGCGATGGCCAGCTGGAGGAACGTTGAGATCGCACCCGGCGGGACAGCGGACACGATGCCGGCGAGGACATCGATGACCTGCAGCAGGCTGACGCCGATGTCGCTGCCTGCCTTCAGCACGTGGATGAGCGCGCTCGCCACGCTGGACAGGACGCTCGCCACGGTCGGTCCCTGAGCGCGCGCCCACTGCATGAACTCGCGGGCATTGCCGCCGACCTGGCCGCTGTCGCTGACGCGCAGGATGTGGACGATCTCGTCGTTGACGCTGCGCAGGGTGCGCTGCGCGAACGTCGTGAACTTGCCGTTGAGGCGGTCCAGGCCGGGTGAGGCCATCTCCCCGCCGATGACCGTCACGAACCGGTCGGCCTCACCCGACGCCGCCCTGACCAGGCCACTGGTCTTCGGCAACAAGGCGTTGGTCAGCATCAGGCCCTTGGTGAGCGGGGCCATCGTGTCCCCGGCCAGGCTGTCCGACCACGCCTGATAGTCGTCCTTCAGGACGGCGTAGGCGGCTGCCGCTTCACGGGTCGGTGGCGGCAGCTTGGCCGTGGCCCGCGCCAGATCCGTCTGCGCCTGGACGGCCTCCTGGGAGTGCGCGCCCGACTTGGTGACGGCGTCGTCGTACTTCTTCTGCGCCTCAGAGACCTCGCCGAGCTGCGCGATCTGCGGGGCGATGGCCGCGCCCATCGCCGCGACCGCCACCGCCACGGTGCCTGCGCCCGCAGCAATGGGCGCGAGGGAGGCGGCTGCCGGAATCGCCGCCGGGGCCAGCAGCAGCGTCGTCTTGCGCAGCTCTCCCAGAGAGCTGGCCATCAGGTCGGAACTGCTGGACGTGGCGACAAAGCGACCTTGCAGGTCGTGCAGCCGCCCATTGGCGTCCCGGGTGAAATGGTCCACCGACCCCGAGCTGCGGCGGGCGGAGTCATCCAGGCGCCTGGCCAGCCGGAGGGCGGCGTCGCCGGCATCGTCCAGGGTCCGGGAGAGCCGGTCGCGTCCTTCGAGGATGAACGTCATCGACGGCATCAGCGCTCACCGCCTTCCGACTGCAGGGCCTGGTGCTGGTCGATCCAGGCGGTGAGGGCGTAGAAGTCGCCGACCGTCAGGTCATCGACGTCTCGGGGTGGGATGTGGAGGAGGTGGGCGAAGAGTCCGAGGTAGACGGTCCGGGCGTAGGCGATGTCTGGTTCGGGCTCGAAGGCTCGCCCTCCGCGTCCGTCTCGGGCTCCGGCGGCGCGTCGGCCGTTTCCTCGGCCGTCGCTTTTGGGGTCCGGCTCCTGGCGGCGAGAAGGCCAAGGGCGTGCTCCGGGTCAGCTGCAACGTCAGGGATCCGGCTGGAGATCAGCCGCTCGATCGGCTCCCACTCCGCGTCCTCGTCGATGGCCTGCAGGGTGGCGTCGAGCCAGCGTTCGATCTCGTCGTTGTCCATGCGGGAGGTCATCTCGGTGACCCCGGGGTCGAAATCGCCCCACCTCAAGCTGGGCTCGCTGCGCTTCTTGATGGCCCAGACGATGCCGCGCATAGCGTCCAGGTCGTCCTGCTCCAGGCCTGCGAGGATCTCCTGCCACTTCATGTCGACGGTGCGCTGCACGATCGCCGCCTCGGACACCCGCAGGCTGGTGGCGTCGTAGTGCTCGGGCTCCCCGCCCTTGGGCGTGTAGACGATGATCACGGGGTGCTCCTATTCAAGGCGCCGGCGGACGTCGTCGACGACGCGCTCGACTTCGCGGGTGATGCGCGGCTGGTGCGCGCGCACGGTTCTGTCCCACCACAGCGGGGTGGCGGTCTGCTGCGCCCACCGGCGCCGGTTGCCGAACACGGGGTGCCGGACCCTGCCCGTGTTGATCACGGTGGGCATGTTCTTCAGGTCCCGTGGCAGCCGGTCCCGGTCCACCCACACCCGGGCGCCCGGGGCGCCGGTGGTGCGGACCGAGAGGCGGATCGCCGCGGCGATCGTCGCCCGCAGCGGGCGGGCCGTCGGCGACGGCCCGCCCCGCTTCCCCGAGGCCCGACCCTGCGAGCGGATGTCGAGGTGACGGATGTTGTCCTGCAGATCCTCGCGCAACGGCTCGGCAGCCCGCCGGATGCGACGCAGGTAGGACTGGCGGATGTTCTCGTGACCGGCCCGGCGCAGCTGCGCGGCGAGGGTGAGCAGCTGGCCGGTACCGGTCACACGGATCTGGGCGACCATGCCCAGCTCACACGGTGACGTCGGTCGAGATGTACTCGATCTTCGGCTGGTTCGTGCCGTCGTACAGGCCCACGAAGTTGAACGTCGGTTTCACGACCCCGAACCCGTCGACGACCGGCGGGCCCTCGTCCAGGCGGATCGCGGGCAGCGTGATCCGGAATGTCTCGAAGTACGTCGTCGCGATCAGCGGGCCGATGAACTCCCACACCAGCGACGTCGCGCCGTCGGAGGTGTGCAGGTCGTCGAGGGTGGTGGCGACGTAGTCCGACTCCAGCGAACCGCTGATCTTCACCTGGTCGTTCTCGATCGGCTCCTTCTTCAAGCCGCTCTGGCCAGCGTAGAAACGCTCGACGTCCTGCGGACGCTCGATCTTGCAGGACACCTTGCGGATTCCGTCGAGTGCCGTCTCCGTGCCGAAGCTGCCGGTCTTGACCGCCATCTGCCCGAAGTGGAACGGCGACATGCTGGCGTAGGACGCGACCGCCAGGGTCTGGCTCTCGTCGCAGTCCTTGCCGTCGAACTCGAAACTCGCGGTGAGCATTTCGCCCGTGCCGCACGAGAATTCACCGCTCGTGATCTTGCAGCCGACGAACGTCTTGTCCGTGACCGTGCCGGTGGTGAGCGGCACGCCCTTCTGGATCGTCAGCGACTTCCCCGCCGTCGACGCCAGTGTGTGCGTCTGCGTGTAGGCCGCGGTCGCACCGCCCTGCACCGGCGTGACGGTCGTCCCCATGAGCGCCTGAAGCAGCAGCCCCATGCCCTTGTTGGTGACCTCCAGGTCGATGCTGCCCTGCACTTCCTTACGGGTCAGCACCCGCCGCGAGGACAGCGCCAGCAGACGCCCTGCCGCGATGCCCGCGGACTGCGCCGTGGTCTTCTTCAGCGCCAGCGATTCCTTGGTGAACTCGAGGAACTTCGCCGGCGCCACGAAACTGCCGTAGGTCGTCTCGGCGGCGATGCCCAGTTGGGCGCCGAGACCGGATCCGATCGCCATGGATCAGCCCTCTTCCGTCTGCGGCGCGGGCGCCGACTTCCTCACCGCAGGCGCGGTCTTCCTCTGTACAGCCACCGGCTCCGGCTCCGTCCCGGGCTCCACACCCACTGGCGGCTGCTCCGGCTCACTGCCAGGCGGGACGAAGTCCGCGGGCGGCTCCACTTCCTCCCACACACCGGACTGGCAGGCGTACCCCCAGTACCTCTCGTCGGGCACCTCGACGACTTCGTCCGGCTGGACTGCACGGTCGCCGAGCTCGGGCACGGTCACCGGCTCGGGACCGATGAAGCGCACACGCGACATCTGGCTCTCCTCATCAGATCCGGGCGTGGCAGGTCACCGTGAACCCCAGGACTGCCCGTGCGCCCTGGTCGGTGAAAGACTGTTGCAGCGACCCCTGCGTTAGGTGCGCCCACAGCACGGCGCCGTTCAACGTCGGCGCCTCCGGGTTCGCCCCCGAGGCGCGGATCGCGTTCTCGACCACGCCCAGCAGCTCGAACGCGCGGGCCCGCACAGCGCTGAAATCTCTGTCGCCGCTCCAGCAATCGATCGCGTTGGCGATCTCGAAATCCTCGTTGCGGGTGCGGGCCCCTGCCGCGTTGAACTCCTGGGTGAGCAGCGCGGACTGATCACCGCCTGGGGACCAGCCGACGGTGACGACGTCCGGGTCGGCCATGTCCGTGGTCGGCGGCCCGTCGATCACCTGCACCTCGGACAGGGCAGGCGCCGCTCGCAGAATCGCCAGCAGGGCCGCGATCGCGCCCGGTACCGCTGAGGTCGCCATCTACGCCACCCCCGGCGGCTGCTTGTACGGCTCCAGAAGCTGCACGGCCCGGTTCGGGATCGCATATCCCAGACCGGGAATCGGCTCGGTGACGTCGAAGTCGTCGACGCCGCGCTGTGGCCGGCCCGGGCCCTGCTGGGTACGCCACAGATGCTGAAGGATGATTTTCGCGGCGGCAGTGATGGCGGCCGGGACGATACGGCGACCCGCCACGTAGGTGACGCGCAGTGGGCCCGCCACCGTTCCGCCGGCCAGCAACTGCACGATCCCCGACCCGCCGTCCAAGCTGAACTCGCCGACGGTGTAGGTGATGCCGCCGGTCAGGATCGGAGCAACAGACGTCAAGGACAGAACCGGCGGCTGCCGCAGGGCCAGCGTCCGAGCGGCGCGCACATCGTGATCCTCGACCACCGTGCGGACCACGACCGGACCGGTGAATACCTCAACCGCTGCAGTGACCGCCTCAATCCACCCGCGCAGTTCGTCGTCATGCGCTGACGACACGATGTTCAGATGGGCCTTGGCGTCCGAAAGGCTGAGGATGCCGGGCGGCGCCGCCTCCCGCACATCGAACGAGTCGGTGTAGGCGCCCGCGTTGACCCCGGACGCGACCCACCGCACCACATGCCGGCCGGGCTGCACGGTCGGGTAGTCGTAGGCGTAGACCCCCGTCGCCGTCGGGGCAACAGGCGCCACCGCCACCGTCGTCTGATCAGGAAGCGTGACGGTCAGCGCCATCGCGCCAGCGTTGGCAAGGGCCCCGGCAGCATCCCGCACAGTCGTGCCCAGCGGGACGACTGCCCCCAGATCGAAACTCATCCAGTCCCCCTCACCGTTGACGCTGCTCTCGGATAAGGGCCCGGCCCGGCCAGGGCACGCTGGAGCGGAGCGGCCCGGCCAGACCGGGAGATGTTGAGGCTGTCGAGTTCCGCGAAGTCGTCGACGCCCGCGTCGCGATGCGCCTCGAACAGCAGCGACAGATCCGTGTGCGAAACCCACGCCGGGGACGAGGCAGTGCGCAGCGCTGTCCACGCCAAGCCGTCCGCCGACGCCTCCCAGTACAGGGAAGCGGCGTCTTCCCGCAGCCGCAGCCACGCATGCGCAACCGGGTCGTAGGGAGGAAACAGTGCGCCACCGTCCGCGTACCCGACCCGCAGGTACAGGCCCATCGCACCCTGCGCCCGGTCCACGAAAAACCCGGCATCAGTGCCGCCCACGCTGCTGAGGACCAGCAGCGAACAGCCTGCGGACGCGGCCCCGCCAGGGGCAGGCGGATACACGCGCGCCGCGATCTGCGACCGCGATAGCGTGTACACACTCGCTGTGCGGGCGCCCGCATACCCCATGGTGCACGGCACCCTCAGGCGGCCGTCCTGCTCGACCGGATCGCCGTAGGACTGCGACCAGACGCCAAGATCCAAGACGCCGTCATCGAAGCCATCGACCAGCATCCCGAAGCCCGGCACCAGCTCACCCCGGCCGCGGGGCAGGCTTGCGCCGGGCCGGCGCCTTACGGCCCGTTCTCTCGGCGGCCGGGTTCGCCTCGGGGGTCTCCACGGGATCGTCGCGGACCATCTCCGCACGGACTCCATCGGCCCACAGAGCGGCCTCGGAGCCGGGCAGGTCGATCACCTGCCCGGCATCCCAGGAAAACCCGGCGCCCGCAACGCTCGTCAGCATGCGGATACGGGCCATCAGTCACCCAGCCCCTTGTGCAAGCTGTTGACCTCGCGCTCCGCCTGGGCCTCGGCCGCCTTTACGGCCTCGTCCTGGGCGTCCTTGAGGGCCTGCACTTCGGCGTCCGGCTCGGTGCTGCCGACGCCGTCCGGGTTGGCGGTGACGCCGCGGGCCGCGACATCGACGGCGGACGCGGCCTGCTGTCCGAGCTGCTCCTTGGCGGCGCCGAGCGCAATGTCCTTGTCGCCGATGAACTCAGGCCGCGTCTGCGCCATCGAGCCGTCCGCACGGCGGGAGGCCATGACGATGCGGTCGTGGTCGCCCTGCTCGGCAGCGGCCGGCGTCGGCTTGTCCTGCAGCACGCCGGTGTCGCTGACGCCTGCCGGGGTGTCCTTCTTCGGGGTGGTCGCCATGACGGCACTCCTCTCTGCCAGCGTCAGCTGGCCGCGTTGCGGTAGGCGCGAATCGCGGACGCGTCCTGCGGGGTGCCGTCCGCGCGTGCGAACGCCAGGAACCCGACCTGCAGGTAGTCGGCGTACCGCTCGGCCAGGCGAAGCGTCTGCACGTCCTGCACGTCACGGATCAGGTATCCGGCGTAGAAGTCACCGAACAGGATCGACTTGGCGCTCGCGGCCATCGCGGGCATGTCCTGGTTGACGGTGTAGCCGTAGCCGAGGACCCGGTCCGGAACACCCGCCTGCACCGACGGCTGCCACAGGTACTGGCCGTTGCCGTCCTTGAGCTTGCGGACTGAGGCCAGCGTGGAGTCGGCCCACATGAACTGCACGCGACCCGAGTTGCGGTAGGCCGGATCCACGGAGTGCACCAGGTCGATCAGGTCGTCGCCGGTGACCGATGTGGTCTGGCCGGACGCGCCGGTCTTGCCGATGGTGGCGTTGGTCTGCACGCCCTCCGGCTGGGCGGTGCCCGTGCCGGTCGTGAAGTGCGTGTTCTGGATACGGCCGATGCGCTCGCCCAGCTTGCGGGCCAGCCAGTTCTCGAAGTCCAGCACCGCATCGTTCAGCAGCTGCAGGGACACCCGCACCAGCTTCGACGTGTACATGTACGCGCCGATGTCCTGCTGGCCGAGGGTCACGTCCTGCTCCGTGACCTGCGTGTTCTCCGCGAGGATCGCACCGACGTTGCCAGTGTCGTCGTTCGTCGGCCACGGAAGCGTCACACCCGACTCGGTGGTGATGGTCTCGGCGACCTGCCGCATGGCGCCGTAGAACTTCATCGTCTCGACCATCTTGGCCCGGAACGCGGGCGGCACGACGTAGCCGCCGGCCGCGCCGGTGGCGACGCCCTGGGCGCGCAGTTCCTTGCCGTCGACCCAGCCCGAGCGCAGCACGGTGCGCTCCTCCGAGGTCAGATCCTGGGTGCCGTCGCGCAGCCAGGACCGCCAGGCGTTGCTGTACGCCTCGACGCCCTCGGCGCCGCCGTGGCGGGCGCGGGCCTCCTCCTCTTCCTGGGTGTCGCCGCGGCCGTCGACGATCTGGCTGTAGTCGACCTTGGCGAGGCGATCGTGCCGCTCCTCGCGCTCGATGTCCGCCGACAGCCGCTCGACGTCGGCGAGCGCCGCGTCCCAGGCGGAGCGGTCCTCGGCGGACATCTCCTCTTCGGACGCCGCACGGTTCTGGAACTCCTGCGCCTTGTCCCAGGCGCTGGCCCGCTTGTCCAGCAGGCTCTGAAGGGTGGGCATTGTGCCTCCAGCACGAACGGCCCCGTGCCTTCCGCGGCAGGGGCTGAGGGATGGGATTGGGTGCGGCTACCGCGCCAAGCGGTAGCGGGCGGCGAGTGCCTTCATGCGCATCGCCTGACGGCCCCCAGTGGTCTCTCCCGGCTGGGTTGCGTCGCTGCCCCGAGTGGCCTCAGCGGCCGGCTCGTGGCGGAAGTCGAGAAGCTCGGGCCGGTGCTCGGCCCGGCGGTCGAAGGCAGCGGCGTCGCCGCGGGCCGCGAGGGCGACCCCGACGGAACGCAGCGCTGCGTCGGTGCCTTCGTAAGCGGGGAACGTGACGGCGCTGACCTCGAAAAGCTGCACCTCGCGGATGATGCGCAACTCGGCCTCGACATCCCCCTCGGACGTCTCCACCGCCACCGTCTCCCAGTCGTCCTTGACCGTGCGGAACCCGAACGACATGCCGGTGATGTTCTTCAGCTCCAGGTTCACAACCAGGTCAGCGACGTAGGACAGTCGTTCATCGAGGTCCGCCTCCACGGCTAGGCCGACCTTGTCCTGGGCCAGTCGCAGCGAGTTGGCCGACACTCTGGACACCACAAGCCGCGTGTCGTGGTCGACGAGGAAGCGGGCGTCACCCTCCGCCAACGTCTTACTGAACGCACCCGGGGCGATCTCCTCGTAGAAACCCCACGTCAACGGGTTCCCGATCGCAGTGCGCTGGTTGAAGACCGCAGCATGGCCGCCGAAGCGGCGCGCCTTCTGCTCGTCGTCCGCGGCCCGCAACTGCACCCCGGCCGTGGCCAGGGCGAGGTCCCGCCGCTCCTCAATCCTGGTCATCGTCGCCGCCTTCCTGCGGTGGATCATCAGTGATGGCGCCGTCCGCAGTCGGATCAGACCCCAGCGGAGCCATCGACATCGGTTGGAGGTACATGTCGCCCTCCGGTCCCTCGATGGGCGGAAGCTCTTCCAGGTCGCGAATGTCGTTCGCGGAGAAGGCGCCCGTGTCACGCATCGCCCGGTAAAACACGGCCCGGGCCTGGCTGTCGCCACGCAGCAGGCCACCCAGCTGGTACTTGGCGTACTGCGTCTTCGGCAGCAGCTCCTTCGTCACGCGCTGCTCCGTCGGCGTCAGCCATGTCGGCGCCAGATCCCACGTCACGAAGCCCTGCGCCTGCTGCTCCAGGCCTGTCCCCCACGACGTGGACTTCTGCGTCTCCATCAGCAGATACAGCGGTACGCCGAACATGCGGGCAATCTCGGTGATCTGGAACTGCCGCGACTCCAGGAACTGCGAGTCCTTGTATGGCATCGTCACCGGATGGAAGCTGGCGCCAGAGTCCAGCACCGCGATGTCGTGGGCCGACTCGATCCCGGACAGCTTCGCCTTCCAGGACGCCTTCAACTGGGCAGCCTGCTCGGACGTCAGCCGCTGTTCCGTCTGCAGCACCCCGGAGATCATGTTGCCCGAGCCGTACAAACGGGCTGCGGACTTCTCTGCGGCAATCCCCAGCCCGATCCCCTCCGCCGCCGCACGGATCGGCGAGCAGCCCGTCACACCGTCATAGCCGAGCGCCGGCAGATGCAGGATCTCGGCGGTCGTCCGGCGCTGAACAACACCGCTGTCGTCGCGGACCCAGAAGACCTTCCCGCCCGGATTCGCCTCGCTCGGCTTCTCCCGGTCCACCTTCACCCGGTCCGGGCGGATCGGCCACAACTGCACGATCTGCCCGGCCATGTTCCGAACCTTCTGCAGGTAGGCGTTCCCCCATAGCAACCGGTGCACATACACCAGGCGCCACAGCTCGAACTTCGTAAGCTCCGGGTGCGGATCATCCAGTAGCCGAACCGACACACGGTCCTTCGTGTTGGCCTTGTACGAGTGAAGCGGCAGCGACGCCGACACGTTCGCGATCACCGCGACGGCCCGCCACACCGCCGGCATGTGCAGCGCACTCGTCTCCGTCACCGCCACGCCCGACTGGGCCGGAGCCCCAGCCAGAAGCGTCGTCAGCGACGGCGCCGTCAGCGGCATCGCCGGATTCTCCACCGAGGCGCGCCGATCGAACAGCCCGAAGAGGCTCACCGCTGGGCCCCCTTGTGTCGCGCTTCGCCCCGCTCGGCCATCGCCCGCTCAGCGGCCAACGCGCCCGCCACACCGCCCACGATCATCGCCGCCGGAGGGAAGACGATCCACAGCCCCAGCAGGGCGACCAGCAGACATGCCACCTCGAACGACAGCCAGACCAGCGTCACCATAGGTTCGGCGCCCCTTCCGGCTCCTCCACCTCGGCACCGAGGCCCCACTTCGCCAGCGTCGCCGCCACCAGCGGGCTGATATCCACACTGACAAGCCGCCGAGCCCACGCCCACGCATCACCCAACGGCCGCTTCTGCGCGCCCGCCAGCGCGGACGCCAGCGGCGCCTGATCAAGATGCGACAGCGTCTGCTCGGCCACCGCGTCGAAGAACTGCCCGCACGCTGCGGCCACCTCACGCGCCTTCGGCTGCACCACCTCGACACCGAGACGCTCAGCCAGATCGGCGATCAGCGAGCCGGCCGGGCCACCCGCGTCGACCACCCAGCAGCGTGGCCTCCATTTCTCGTGCAACTCCGCGGCCCGGTCCAGGATCCACCCCGTGCCCGGCCGGTGATCCACCACCTCGACGTGCGCACCGCCCCGCCACTCCCCCGCCACCGCAATCGCCGCATGCGACCGCTCCGGCGTCATGTCGATCGCGAACGCCACCGGATCCGACGGCTCCGACTCCGCAGCCGCCAACGCCCGCCACGCGTCCTCGCCGATCACCTGCCACGTGTCCGCCACATCCGACGGATAGTCGCCCACACCGAGCCGCTCACGGGCGTAGCCGGCCGGGCTGAGCGTCATTCGCTCGTTGTGCACCTTGTCCAGCGTCAGCCGGAAGCCGACCGCCGGATTCGCCTTCAGGACCGCCTCGTCCGAGGCCGCGTCATCGTGCGCCGCACAGCCGTTCGGGCACTCGTCCAAGTGCAGGTCCGCAGACCATTCGAAGTACGCCAAGCTCGCATCCGGCACACCCGCCTCGATCGCGGCCAGGGCCCGGCGGCGCAAACGGCCCAACTGCACGGACAACGCGCCGATGCCAGCTGACCCGAGGTACCAGATCTGCGGGTTCTCGACAGCCGCCATCGTCGGCAGCAGCGCGTCCATCGCGTCGTCACCGAGGATCATGTCCTCATCGAGGATGTTGCAGTCTCCGGTGAACCCGCGCCCCGACCCCTTCGAGCGGGCGATGAACCGCAGCACCTGCCCCGAGTGCAGCTCGATCGACTCCTCGCCGACCGTGTACCGGTACGCCTTCACCCGCTTATGCAAGTCAGGGCATGCGCGTATGAGGCGCTCGATGCGCTTGAACGCGGCCTTCGCCGTCTTAAATTCGTGCGCGCTGTGCAGGATCAGCTGCTCGCCGCCGATGAACAGGCCCCACAGCTCACGGGCCTCGATGATCCCGCCCTTGCCGTTCTGGCGGGGGACGTTGACAGCGCACTCGAACGCGGCCCAAGTGCCGTCCGGCTTCTCGCCCATCCCGCGACGGAGCACGTACTGCTGCCACGGATCCAGCTTCAGGCCCGCTCGCGCAGCAAGGTCGATGGCCTCCTGGCCGGCGCTGGACGCCGACGGGGGGACGGTCTCGATCGGAGGTTGCTGCCAGCCATGGACCGGGCCGTCGTCACTGTCCGGCCGCCTGCTTGCGGGCTGCTGCTCGGCGCTTCGCTCGCTGCTCAGCAATGTCATCGACCGTGTCCCCCTTCTCCCCAACGGGGGCGAGCTTGCGGAGGTCGGAGATGATCGGCCGCAGCTTGTCGGCTAGGACGGCCTTTGCCGTGGGGGCGTCGGTTTCGTCGATGGCCTTCGCGAGGGCGAGCGCGACGGCCGCCATTCCCGGCGACGTTTCGTCCGCATGAAGATCGTCAAGCTCGGCGAGGATCTTGTCGGCAACGCTCATGATCACTCCCGATGATGACAGAGCGTCACGTCACACAGGGTGACCGCTCACTAAATCGTCAGCCTTCGCTTCAGCGGATTAGGCCTTCCAAAATCGCCGCGCAAAAAATCGGGCGACAAGGGCGTTTGGGTCGCCCGGTATCCTTCTGAACTTTCGACCCAGCCCTCCCCCAATCGGACTGGCCGACAGTCGATCGCCACTGCCCCCGGTCGGCTCATCCCCGCCCAGGTCACATCACGTGACCTCGCGTCACCAGGACCGGGACGCCTGCGGCATGGCCTCATGCGGCAGCCGGCGCCGAGCGTTGTACCAGCGCGTCGCGACCCGCTCCATGTCGACGGACCGCATCGCCTTGATGCGCTGCATGACGATGTCCTGGCCCGGGTCCACCGTCACGATGCGTGCCTTCAACCGCTTGTACTTCGCCATCGCCTTGCCGTTCGGCAAGGTGTGGATCAGGTACACGTCGAGCTGATCAAGCAGCTCGAACGCTGCGTCCATGGCCGCGTACCGCGCACGGTGGGCGACCCGCAGGTGCAGCGGGTGCTGACTCCACTGCGATGCGCCTGGCCCGGTGAGCGCGGACGTGATGCGGTCGAGGTCGATGACGATGTCGCTGGCCTTGGCGTGCGCCTCGATCCAGCTGCTCTTGCCTGCGGCCGGCGGGCCGGTGACGACGTACAGCACGGCCCGTCACCTCCCCGGTCAGGGTCGCCACTCCTCGCGGTAGCCGGGACGGTCCGCGTAGGGCTCGGCGAGGTTGCAGAGGACATCACGGGCGAACTGCTTCGACTCCTCGTGATGCCACCCGACGATGATCCCCTCGCAGTCGTCGAAGGTCTTCCGCTTGGCGTTGATCTCGCGCAGCACCCGCGCCGGATCCCACTCGGCGATATGCCGCGCCACGCCCTCGTTGTCCGAGGCGGCCGGATCAACGTGCGAGACGACGCCGTCGTCCATCGCGTCTTCGACGTACCAGCGCTGCCCGCCGTCACGTGCACCGAATGGCGACGGCTCCGCATGCCAGGCGTTCGCGTCATCGGTCCATGACGCTGCCCGCGCGATCCGCTCGTCCTCGTCGAGCTGGGCGCGCAGCCACTGCACCAAGTCGTCCATGCTGGCCATGCTGTCACCACCTCCGTGACGCTCGCTGTGGCGCCGCCTTGGGCGACGTGGTGCGGTTACCGCGACTGCTGTTGCACCGCCGGTGCGCAGCCCGCGCGTTGGCAGGGTCGAGCAGGTTCCCGCCCTTCGACAGCGGCACCTCGTGGTCGAGGGTGAACGACAGCGGATGCCGGGCATCAAGCTCGTACCCAATGTTGTGGCCGCACAGCCAGCACGGCAGCTGCTGGGAGCGGAGCCAGTCGACGAGGCGGCGGTAGGGGCGCCCGTTGCGGGGGTTGCCAGCCACGGGCGCCACCTCCTGCGCTACGGAATGGGGACGCTGGTACAGCTGGGGTCGTCGACGCACTCGGCGATCTGGTCGCGGTTGGCCTTGTTTACCTGCTGAAGGCCTTCCATGTAACGGTCGAGTCGGTCGTCTTCGGGGAGGTCGTCGCAGGCGCCGGGCTCGTCTTCCATGCCGACATCGCTCTTCTGCCGGATCACGTCGGCCCAGGCGTCCACGCACGCTGTGCGGGCGGCGGCCGGGTCAACGGTTCTGGTGACGGTGGCTGTCGGCGCGGCTGGCTTGTCGTCACTGCCGTCGCTGCTACTGCAGCCGGCCGTGAGGGCGGCGAGGGCGAGTAGGGCAGCGGCGGCAGTTGTGCGGGCGTGCATGGTCCCCCCAAGGACGTTCTGTGCTGAGGGGGCATCATGCGGCATATGTGGGCAGCGTGGTGGCGCTGTGGCCGTGTTGTGACGTACAGGTCCGCCGCCTGGTTGCGGCCCGTGTTCCGTGGGGCCTCGCCCTGCCCCATGGCCAAGCGGCGGACGTTTGGCTGTCCCGCCATCCGTGACGGGGGGGCGTTACGGACGGCGGGACTTCGGGGTGCGGACCGGCGCCCCGAGACTAGGCGGCGCGTGGTGCGCGCTGCGGCATGGGCCGGTAGGTGCGGGCGCATTCACGGATCTCGGGAAGGGCGTACATGGTCTTGTACTCGTGTCCCTGCCCGGTCAACTGGCCGTTGCCCTGGAAGCGCTGGATTTTCCCGCGCCGCGCCCACTGCCGTATGACCGGACCGGGGATGCCAGTCGCTTCGGTCGCTTCGTGCTCGTAGACGAGGTCGTCGGGGTACAGCTCGGTCGGATGCATCGCGCCACCCCCGGGCATGCAGAAGGCCCCCGGCAGTAGCTGGGGGCCTAGAGGCTTGCGGGCACATGTGTCCTGCCCTGGGGGCACTGTGACATACGGTGATCGTCGCGGTCAAGCAAGTGCTGTGATCAGGCCGATGCCGTTTCCTCCTGCCCCTCCCAGCGCTTGGAGCAGCGCTTGCAGAGCCCTTGAGCGGGGCCGATACCGCCGTAGAGGTGGTGGCCGCAGAAGTAGCCGCCGCAGCCGTACTCATCGCCGCCGGGTTGAGCGCCGCAGAGGTGGGCGAGGCCGCGGTCGATCTGCCCGGTGCAGCCGTCTTCCTCGCAGACGGTCTCAACGGTGTATCCGGCTTCGATGGTCTCGCCGTTGCGGGTGATCTCGTAGAGCGCGTATCCCATGGCTAGGCCTCCTGTGTTGTGAGGGTACGGACGTCGATGGTCATGTGGTGCCCAAGGTGAGCGAGGGCTCCTTCGAGGGCGGCCTGCGACCCACTGGCCCGCCACGCCGCAGCAACATCCGGGCGAGCGAACACGAGCCGCAGCACGCCGTCGACGACGGCCGGGGCGGCGTAGTCGAGGAGCAGGCCGGCGAAAGAGCGGCGGGCTGCCGTACCGCGATACACGGCAGGCCACCAGGCAGGGACGGGCTGGTGGTCGCTGTTGGCTGTCACGCCGCGGCCTGGTCGATGAGCCACTGCCCGTAGCGTCGGTCGGCGCCGCCGTGGATGTCCTGCCCGGTCCATCCGGCGGCGAGGGCGGCGTCGACGGCGGGCTCGACGACGGCGCGGTAGTGGCTGCCGACGTCCTCTCCGGCACGCTCGCGTCGCATGGACTCGACGAGGCTGTCGATCGCGGTCTCGCGAAGGTCTTTGCGGGTCAGGGTGATCGTGGTCATGGCGGTCTCCTACTGCTGGTTGTTGGTTTTGGCCCACACGCCGCGGGTCGACGTGCGGACGTTGCGCTGGTACTGGTGGACGGTGCCGTTGTAGTGGTTGTGGATCTCGTCTGGGGCGGCCTGCTTGACCTTCTTGAAGAGGGCACCGAGAGAGATGAAGGCGGCGGGTGGCGCGGCGCAGAGGGTGATGACGACGGTCTCGTTGGCGCCGTGTGAGAAGTGAAGAACGGCGGAGACGGCGGTGCCGAGGCAAAGGCTGAGGAAGCCGCCCGCGATCATCATGACGCTCGCGCCGGTCGCCTGAGGCGTCATCGCCGGTCGGTCCGGCTTCCGCGCGGGCGGGCTGGTGCTGCGGCGACGCGACTCGTGGATGGCGTTGTCGACGGCGGCACTGATGACGGCGTCGCTAAGCGGGTTGGTGGCCTGCCCGGCCGCGGGGGCGGTGGGCGTCGGCTCGGGCAGGACGGACATGGTCGGGTTCTCCTAGTCGATTTCGCCGGTGCCGTGGCACACGGAGCAGCGGACGCGGGTGGTGTCGTGCACGCGGGACTCGATCTTGTGGCCGCCCTTGCCGTTGCAGGCGGGGCATGGGTTGACGGGTTCGGGCGTGTAGTCGGGGTCGGCCTGGTAACCGCCGGCTTGCGCGGTCCAGGCGGCTTCGAGTGCTCCGGCTTTGGCTGCGGCGACGCCGTTGGAGGCCGCTCCGGTGACGGCGGCCTTCGCGGTCTTGATCGGCCGCTTCACGGCGCGGACGGCGGCCCGCTTCTTACGGCGCAGGGCGGGCTTGATGATCCGCTTCCAGTACACGTCGCGGACCGCCCGCTTGATCTCGTCGACGGTCAGCTCAGGGTGGAGGGTTCCGGCGAGGACGGCACCGCCGATGGCGATCTCGAACGTGTCCTCGTCCTCGGCGCGCTCCCGGCCGGTGCGGGCGGCGTCGATCGCGGCCAGGTCGTCGATGGTGAGCAGCTGTTCCTCCCAGCTGTGGGAGTTGACGCAGTTCCCCCAGACGGATGCGATGGCGTCGATGAGGCCGCGGCCGTCGAGGGTGAAGCTGCCGATGCCGCACTCGGGGCACGTGTAGGGCAGTCCGTCGAGCGTCATCTGCTGGATCTTCAACTCGATGGCCATTTCGGGATCTCCTTCGCATTCCGACCGTTACGGGAACCGTGATGGTCTGTGACAGTGCAGGTCAGGGCCGTGATAGGCACCGTGATGATCCGTGACGCCGTAACGGCTGCGGGCCCCGAATCACGGGTCGTCACGGTGGACGTCACGGTCCTGAGCTGCGGCGTCACGGTGGCGTCACGGACGTTCAGGCGGCCTCGGCGAGGCTCTCGCCAGTGATCTGCTTGATCGTCTCCAGGCGGTAGCCGCGCGCCCCGCCGGTCACCTGCACGGGCGAAGTGCTGACCGCGAGGCCGAGATCGTCGACAGCCCGCTTCAGCTCCGCAGCTATCCGCTTTGCACCTGCCAGTCGAGCCTTGGCCTCGTCATCGCCGAGCAGTTCCGGCGCCCACGCCTCCGGGGCGTGCGCGGCCAGGTAGTCGAGGATCTCCGACGTCGGCAGGAACTCGGGGTCGTCCGCCGCGGCGAACGCGCCGCGCGTCATCATCACGACCGGCGGCAGGTCAGAGCGGAGCCGGTCCGCCTCGGTGGCGCCAAAGTGGTCCAGGCCCGCGGCGGCCAGCGATTCAGCGTCGACCGTGGGGCGGCCGGCCGCAGCGCGCTCGCGGGCGCGCCGCATACCGTCCTGCTCGTCCAGGAACAGGAACTTGTGCTTCAGCGGTTCGCGAGAGCCGCCACCACGGATGTACGCCTGGGAGGCGTCGCGCAGGTCGTCTCCCACGGCGTTGCCCTCCGCCGGGTCGAGGCGGTCAGGCCGCCATCCTTCTGCGCCCGCGCCCGCCCCGAAGACCTGGACGATGTCCTGGTGCCGGCAGGGGCCGACGATCCGCAGGGCGATCGAGTCGGCGATGGCCTTGCCGATCGAGTCCTTCGTAGCTTCCTGCGCCGCGAGCACCAGCTGCACGCGGGACTTGCGGCCCACCTGCAGGATCTTCACGGCGAGTTCCTTGGCCCGGTCGGAGAGCTGGGGGTACTCATCGATGAACAGGACGATTGCCGGCCGCCCCGGAGACGGCTCCCAGTTCGCCTTCATGCCGAGCTTGGAGAACAGCGTCGGCCGGGCCTTCGCGATCCGCACTGCCTGGTCGAGGATCGCCTCGATCTGCCCCATGTTGTCGTCGCCGATCGCCCGCACGCCGAGGGCTTCGGCGAGCGGTTCGAGACCGTTGCCGCCCGGGTCGAGGTCACCGACGAGCACATCGGAGCAGGCAGTCAGGGCATCGGCCATCGACCGAAGGATGACGGACTTTCCACCGCCCGACGAGGCGACGACGATGGCGTGCACGCCAAGCAGGGACGCCTCGAACGTCTTACCGTCCATGCGGTGGGCAAGAACCTGCTTGTCGCGCATGCGGCGACTGTTGGGCTTCCGCTCCGGGGCGCTCGGCATCTTCGCGAACGGGTCGGACTGGACGAGGCGGAGGATGACCCGGCCGCGGGACTCCCGCACGGGCTGCGGCAGCAGGCCGTTCTCGGGCAGGTCGAGGGGGGTTTCCAGGTCGGCGGCCTTGGTGACGATGTCGGCCGGCTTGCCCTTGGCGAGGCGGACGGTGACCTCCCATCCCCACTCGTAGCGCCTGTTGGCCTCCACCTCCTTCACCTGGATGCCTTCGGAGGCCAGCGCGCGGCGCACACATTCGGCGGCTTCGGTCCGGTTGCGGGCGTCGGCGATCGGGAACGGATCGCCGTCCTCGGCGAGAATCTCGACCTTGCCGGGGTCGACGCTGCGGGGCCGGCCCTTCAGCACACCAACGGTGACGGCGGCCATCGCATACAGGACGCTGATCCACAGCCCGCACTCGACCACCCCGTACACGCCAGCACCGAGAGTGGGGGCTGCGACGACGCCGCGAGTGATCAAATACTTGCGCTTGCGGTCCTTGTACTCCTGGGTGCGGCGCTGCAGGACAGCGTTCGCCTGCGACTCCTTGGCCATGTCGCCCTCGGCCGCAGCGAGGTGGCGGCGGGCGGTGCGGATCATCTGCGGGTAGTCGCCACGCAGCTTGTCCCGCTCGATGCGGGTGATGTGCCACCAGCCGCGCGCCGACCAGCCGATCCACACGACGGTCGGGTGGTGGCCAACTGTGTGGGCGGTCCGGCGGACGAGGGCGGCCTTGGAGTGGATCCAGGCGGGAAGGTGCCGCGGCTCGGTCGCGGGCCGCTTGTCGACGACCGTCTCAACGACGCGGACGGGCGTCTCCGGCTCGGCTGCCGCCACAGGCTGCTGGGCGGTGGTCGGGGTGGCCATGATGCTCCTCAGTGGTGGTGGCCGTTGGCGGCAGGGATCCGGCGGGGGGAGCCGCCGCGCTCAATGGCGGCTTCGTTCTTGGCGATGGGGTGGAACGGCTCCGCGTCGCCCTTGGTGCGGCGGTGCGGTGGAGGCGTCTTACGGCCACTCTTCTGAGCCGTCTTCTGGGGCCCCTTGGAGGCGGGGGGTAGATCGGACGCGACCTGCGAAGATCCAGGCGTCGTGAACCGGCGTACAGGAGCGGGGTGGAGCAGTTCCAGGAGGCGGCTTCGAGTGCTTATCGGGGACCCGTTCGCAGCATCGAAGGCGTCGGCGAGAGCCTTCCGCGAGGCGTGCGCCTGAGCGTGCAGGACGGGGGTCATGCCGGGGGTGCGGGTGCCGTACTTGATCTCCCACGCCGACGCGAACGCCTCCTCGAAGACGAGCGCACCGTAGGGGGCGGCGGATACCAGCTTCCGGGCGAGCTTGACGACGTCCTTGTGATCCTTCCGGCGCCGCTTTTCGTGCTTGGTGCGCGCCTTCTCCTCGGCCCGCTTCTTCGGGTCGGTCGCCGCAGCCGTGAGGGTGAGCACCCACTGGCGGACTTCGAAGAACAGGGGGCCGAGCATCGTGACCGCGGCAAGCCCCCAGCCGACAGCGGCGGCGTCTGCAGCGCTGAGGCCGTGGTCCACGAGGCTGCGCCCGTAGCCGAGGTTGATGTTGGCGGCGTATCCGGCGGCCCCCATGGAGAGGACCCGGAGTAGCCAGCGCACCCAGACCGGAAGCTTCTTCTCATCGGCGTAGGCGACGCCGGCCGCCATTACCCACGCTGCACCTTCGAGGGCAGGCCCGATGGGGAACAGCATCCAGTGGATCGTGACGAAGTGGATGATCTGTGCGGGCAGGGAGGCCAGCGCGGACAGCCCGACGAGAACGAGTGTGCCCTTGCGGTACACGTTGCCGGGGGTGAGGGTCTTCTCCCGACGGGCGGCGCGGGCCTGGCGGCGGGCGGTGCGGTCGCGGCGCTTCTGCGCCTTGACCTCGCGGGCTTCCTCGCGGTCCTTGCGGCGTTCGTCGCGACGCAGCTCGGCGTCGAACGCCTTGGCCTTCCGGCGCTCGTTGGCCTCGGCTGCGAGGTTGCGCCGACGCTCTTCATGCCAGCTGCTCACGGCGATCGGTGTCCTTTCCGGGTTCAGGCGATGCTCTTGGCGAGCAGGCGGTGGTGGCGTTCCATGCGGGCGGCCTCACGCTCGTCGGCGTCGACGCGCCGGTTCGCGGCCTTGGCCTCACGGCTGGTCATGGGCTCGATGCCGTAGTTGTTGGCGATACTCCGCACGATCAGGTCGCGGGCGCCGGGCCGGTTGAACTGCAGGGCGTGCGTCAGCTCGTGCAGCAGGGTCTTGTCGACCTCCACCGTCCGGCCCTTGCACGCCTGGGCGTTGATGACGACCAGCACGCCGGACTTGGTGATCGTGGTGGTGCCGAACGCGTTGGCGTCGTGCTGCCACACCTTCGGGTCCTGCCGGCCGAACATCGGCCGGTGTGCCTCAGCGACCAGCTCCCACATGCCGGTGCTGGTGGACACGGCGATCTCAACGGCGCCAACACGGCCGCGCATCTTGTCCTCGACGATGCGAGTGGCGGCCTCAGTGGCGGCGTTCACCCGGTCGATCGTGGCCGCGTGCTGGCGACCGACGCGGTGGGCGGTAGCGAACATGATCGACTCCTTAGGCGGTGGCGGGCGCGGGCCGGTGCTTCAGCCAGACGGCGCCGGCAACCACCAGCCACACGGGTCCGGGGATCGCGGCGACGATCACGGCGAGGCCGGCGAACGCCAGGCCCACCGGAGCAGCAGCGGCAGGCCACAGGCCAACGACGATCAGGAACATCGCGAGCAGTGACCAGGCAATGAAGCGGAGCATGACGACCTCTCAAGGTCAGATCTGGACGGGGTGGGGGTGGTACTGCGCCAGTTCTCCTTGTCGCCCGGCGGTGGGCCGGGCGACGCGGACAGCCGGTCAGCGACGATTAATGCCGGGGCATCCGTTCGTCGCGTGGTCCTCGCACGGCGGGCACGGATCGTTATCCCGGCCGATCCCCAGCCAGTTGCCGGAGTGGAGACGGGCGTGCTCCACGCACTGCGCACACTCCTTGCGGGCCATCAGCGGCCTCCCGCGTTCTCGGCCTTGAACTGCTCGGTCAGCCGGGCGATGCGGTCCGCGGCCCGCTGCTGCGCGTCGGCAAGCCACTGGTTATGCGGCTGACCCGACTGGCCCTGGGCGCGTTCGGCACCGGTCTGGATGTGGGTGATCTGCGCCTGCTTCGCCACGGTCAGCCCTTCCGCTTGCGGCCGTAGGTGGCGTCGAGCGTGGTGTTCACGTCCCGGACCTTGCCGGCCACGATCTGGTCGTAGACCTTCTGGCCCTTCGCCACGTTCTCCTTGCTGGACAGGTCGTTCTTCTTCGCGCCCATGACGGGCTCCTCTCGGGTTGGGGTGCGGTTGCTGGTCGTGCGCGACACCGTCCATCGG